GAGTTTGTTCGTTTTTGAATAGCTTCTCTATACATATCATCTTCCATTCCACCTCTATTTACATTAAAAACTTTCCCAACAAAATCAAGTGCCTCTCCTTCTGCATTAGATAGATATATTAAACCTCTTACCTCCCAGAGAGCATCCTCAATTTTATTACCTTGTGCCATGCTTCCTTTGATAATCGTTTTAATATTTTCAGAGTTCTTCCATTGAGTTAATAATAGTTTAAGAGTTTCCTGGTGATCTCTTCTCTCCATATCCATTAGGGTATATCCTCCACTGTTATTCTGTCAATATCGAAGTCAGCAAACTGCCTGTTTGTAATATCTACATTATCCTGTACCCAAGCTGTTGGTGTACCCTCAGGAGTAGCTGATGTTGCCAAGAATATTTCTAAATCTTCAATGCCAGGAACTTCATAAATGGGAGTGTTTAATCGTTGTCGAATTACATCTTTTCCAATAGTCTGGTTCAATTCAGACCAGTCTACAATTGATCTTTTAATTTGATCATCACCATCAGTGGGGTATTCTTCCTCACTATATTTCGATCTCTGGACTAATACATGCAAATAGACTGCTTCTGGTCTGGAGAAGTAAACGACTTGTGGCCGTCCTTCAGAATCAACTACATCAACATCAATAGTACCATGTGAAGCAATCCCAGCTCCCTGAGTTGCCCAGATTTCATCACCAATTGCCTGAGCAGATCCACCATTAATAATAAGTTCAAAACTTTTTGGTGGCATATTTTCTGAGTTTACATCCATTGTTCTATTACTCTGTACAGATACTCGAGAGACACCAGGAACATTATTTGAGATAGCAGCAACCAGAGCATCTTCAGTAGCATTACCAGTGACGAGTGTTTGTGCTCTTCTGATTCTTAATTCAGGATCGGTTTCTTTTGCTCTTCCTGTAGTTCCTGCAGTTGGATTTATTACATCATTCCAACCACTGGTTCCTGTAGCAATAGTATTTAAAGTATTTTCAGGAAGAGGATATTGGCCAGCAACATCAGCCTGAAAAGAGCCTGCACAAGCAATTAAGTCCACGATAATTGTGGAAGTTATAGTCACTGCGAAGTCTGCATTAAATTGTTGTAAAATTATATTAGCACCATCGAGTGTAGTTTCTCCTGCCCAAGTTCCTGCTACTATTAAATCGTAAAGCTCCTGAGCAATATCATCTTTTGATTCTCCTCCTACAGCAGTAAATGAATAATCAGTACCATCAATATTGATTGTGTAAACTATTCCTGCTGAAGGATTGGTATCAATTTGTAAAGTAACATCTCTGGTGTCTGCAAGCTCAATATCTACATCACCAAGAAGAGAATATAAAATATCCTGATTCTCCCCTTCTCCCTGCCTTGCCTGAACTCCTGCTGGAATTGTAACCCCTAAATCACCATAAAGGAGCACACCATCAACTGTAGTTCTCCCCTCTGCAATTCTAATTACCCCAGTTTCCGAACAGATAGCATCGAGTGCAACCCCTTCTGCCTGGTCAGGGTCTCGGGAATAATAAACTTCAGCTGCTGCTTCAAATAAATCTGTATCTCTTTTAGAGAACTGAGCAACTAATTGCCCGATTGGCCCCGTAGGATCCAGATCAATATCTTGTCCGAGGGCAACTTTGAAAACCCCTTCCCAATATTCTTTATTTTCTGTGTATGTTGGTGTAATAAAACCATCTGGTGTCACATAAGTTCCCATTATCGATTGCCTCCGCTTATCTCTGTGCCTTCTGTTGATAAAACAACGAAGTCATATAAATACTCTCTGTTTATACTATCGAATTCAGCATTAAATGATAGTAATTCCTCTACGCCTTCAACCTCTAAAATCTTATTTGAGAATATACTCTGAACTGTAGCCATACTGGGCTGCTTAATAAATATTTGTTCAAGATAAGGTAATCCCAAATTACGATTTGCAAAAAACTCTTTGTAATAGGTTGCAAGATTGTGTTCAATTTTAGAAGATAACCACTCTGTATTTGTAGCAGTAAGTCGAATTTGATTATTCTGCACCGTAATATCTTTGGTATCAGGATCAATATACAAGTTTTTCATTTATTCTCCCTTTATCTTTGTTGACTTAATATTTGGCAATGTAGTTAATGCAGCAGTAGCTGCGCCCTTTATAGCAGTTAAAGCAGCAGCATTTTGTGCTGTCGTTCCTGGGACTATTCCTGCACATGCCGTTAAGAAATTATTAAGGAGGCTCTCCAAATCTTCTCCTTTTACAAATGAGGAGTTGCCAGACAGAAACTTTAGTTGCCCTGACTCATCTAATTCTATTGTCGGAATTAACTGAGCAGCCCCAGAGGGAGGAAAGAGTCCGGGAATGCAAATTGCATCAGTCAAACTAAACCGTGTGAAGTCATCGGGATTTGATATTAAACCACAACCTGCGTTAATCCAATTTCCAATTCCATTTTCTGCGAAAAGAATACCACAACCAGTACCAGATTTAATAGGGAACTTCAAAACAAAATCCCCGGAACCTGTAATCACACAAGGTACATTATCAATCGGGGGAATCTCTTGCATTAACTTTTTACCACCTGCAGTCTGCCTTCCCTGTTTAATACAAGGTTGCACTTTTGCCAATCTTTTATCAGGATCATATGAAAGGATTTTACCAGGGATAAAAGTATGAATATCTGCCAACCTTGAGTCCATAAATTGCTGGAAAATCTCTACTGTATCATTAACACCTGGCACCATTATTTTACTGCCTCTCCTTCCAATCTAAAATCTCCACCATAGTTATTTCCGTCAAGGTTAATTTTATCAACAATGTATGTTCCATCTTGTGGGGTATTTCTTGCAGTTACTACACTGCCAACTCTGCAGGACGGGATTATTAATGATGTGAACTTCACTCTTTTTTCATCCTCCTCTGCTTTTGTAATATTTTCAATTGACTGTAAACCACCAGTATAAGTTAGTAGTACAGTTTTAAAAATACTTGCTTCCCCTTTCTTATAGATAACTATTTCAGAATTGTCTATAAAAAAAGATAGTTCGTTAAACTCCAACACACCTCTTATATATCTTAATGCTCCCATAAGGGTGCCTGTATATACCCAGCCATTGGGAAGAGTAATTGCAGCAGCATTAGTCAAACCATTTACTACAAGTCCGGAGACTACAGATATTTGGTTAATCGCTCTAACAATAGGAGTGCCGGCAGTATAGGAATAATTTATTGGAATAGTTTCAAGTTTCTGATTCTTTGCCTGTATGGTATAGGCTTTTATTTCTGTTACCCAATCCACCCCGTTATGATAGGAGTAAGAGGTGTCGATATTACCAATGAAAACTGTACCAACAGTTTCATCTTCATATCCTAAACTAAACACAAGATTATTTCCTTTCTTCAATATCTTATTCCGAGTACTTTCCTGAGCATTATAGATTGTGAACTTGGCTGTATTCTGTGCAGCAGATCTGCTTTTTTCAATAGAGAAATCAAGATTTAATCCACTAATCCGTAGACCTTCTCCAGCCTCCCCTACATCCAACCTAACTATGCGTTTAAATGCCATTCAGGCTCTCCCAGGCTTCCATCTCAAATTGATCAAAATAAACTAATTGAAAACCGTCATTCAAATTATTATAATTAAGAATAGAACCAACAGCAGCATCAACGGGTAAGGCAAGAATATCCCCTGATAAAGGGAAACTTGCTCTGGATTGGCGGAGAAGGGGCCAATTTGGGAGTAATTTTTTATTTAATAGAGTATACCCATTGGAGTCCAAAGAAACTAACCAGCAGGCTGCACGAGTATTCCACCGCATATTTATTGTAACGACTAAACCATCAAGAATAATTTCTTGTTCAAAATTAGAACTGGCTTCCTGAAATGTAGGAATTAATTGTGACATTAAACTACCTCCCCAGTAAAAGATGATGTACCATCATCAGTTTCAAATCCCCAGGCAATCTCCCCTTCTGAAGTTTCCTGTGCCTCTGGTACCCTATCTTCAGCAACAGTCTGCCCAGAATCCTTAAGGGGTGCAACTTGTTTAGCAGTATCATCTGCATTTCTCATATCTGTTTCACCAGGATCCAGTGGTGATACGCCCAACTCCAAAGTAATTTCCTGCAGCTTCACTATCTCTACTTTTTTGAATGAAATAGAAATGGGGAGACTTTCCCCCTGGGTGTTATCCCGTACGAACGGCATAGAAGATATTGCAACATTCTCATATACCCTCATGACTGTTGTAATAGTCACTGTAGTTCTGGCTTTCCAAAGTTCTATGAGTGCATCGAATACATCTTGTGCTCGGTTACTTACTACCAGACCAGCATTGATACTATAATTTGAAATCAGTCCATTGATCTGGCCCTGTTCCGGGAGATTATGGATATGGTCAGTAATTTCTGAACCATCTTCTACAGGATGAGAGGATATTTCACTTTGAAAATTATGGTTTTCGGAAAGGACTAAATCGAAAGTGATCTCTCCTACACCGTATTTTTGATTCTCTTTAAAAAATAAACTGGCTGGCTCTGCCATTCTTCTTCTCCTCTAATATCCTGCATCCACTAATACTCTCTGTAATTCTACAGAGAATGCTGCTTTGGCTGCTTCTTCAACTGCTCCCTTTATAGCTCCAACATTAGATCCTGGAGGAACATTCACTTCAATCTTATTATCCATATTCACATTTGCCATTCTACTTGCCGGGGTATTAGCACCAGTCATTGGTCCCCCAGTTTCTGCTGTAGTCCCTCCCTGTGGTCCGTAGAGTTTCATCATCGCCTCCCCTATATTTTTCCTGGCCCCTGTTGCATCCATAGAGGGCATACCAATACCGGGAATATCCACCCCGGGAATCTTATTGAGAATACCAAATAATTTATCCAGTTTGGCAATTATCCAATCCCACATAGAGGAAAATGCATTTTTGATTGTATCCCATACAGCCAGGAAAACTTCACCAATCTTACCCGCTATAGTTCCAATAATGGGGAACTTACCAATGAGCCATTCCCAAAAGGCAGAAAATAATCCAACAGCAAACTCATATATACTATAAATCTTTTCGAATAACCACTGGAAAATAAACACAATTACTTGAAAAATCTTAGTGTAAATAAAAACATAAACACTAAATAAAATAGATAAGATTGTCAGAATTATTTTCATAATTCCTCTCAGATATTTACTATATACTTCCATAACAAATCCAATAATTTTAGTTAAAACACCCATTATCGGAATTAGTATTCCAGTGAGAATATACATCAAATCTTTTACAAGGCTATTTATTACTGATACAACATCACCAGACATTAGCCCAACCATATCTAAAATAGGGAGGAGAATTGCATTTACTAAATCAAGAATTGGTCCCAATAAAGCAAGGACCAAATCCAGTATAGGTGAAATCAATTCTAATACTGGCATTAAGAGGTTAATAATAATTTGAATTATTGGCATTAAAAATGCAAGTATCTTTTCCATTATTGGGGCAATTTTTTCAATTACTCCTCCCAACATCTCGAATATTGGGACCAGCATTTCTATCACCTGAACTAATATGGGAAAGATATTCGTCACCATGCCTAACAGCGGGTCGAGGAGGGCTTTAAGTGCATCCCCCAAGGCTCCTTGTAATAATAGGGTTAATGTCCCCATTACCTCCTTAAGAACGGGCAGGAGAAGTCCGCCAACGTCTGCCAATACCATAGTCACATTATCTTTTAAGGTTGACATCATACCATCGAAGGTCAGTGATTGTTTCTTCATACCTTCAAAAAACATTCCACCTTCGGAGGTCATAGTCTTGAAAGCATCTTTTATATCTTCTGCAGAAATCTTACTTTTCGATGCCATATCTAAAATACCCTGTTTAGTGGTATTATATTTCTCAGCAAGAGTTCCCAAGATAGGAATACCCCGTTCAGTCATCATATTAAGCTCTTCTGCTTGTGCCTTTCCTTTCGCCATTGTTTTACCGTAGGCAAGGACCAGGCCATCCAGTTTCTCAGCATTACCACCTGCGGTATCACCAAGCATCTGCATTGCCCCAATGACCTCTTCTTCAGCTACTCCAAATGCTAATAAGTTCTGGGTACCCTTAGAGAGGTCATTCAAAGCAAAAGGGGTTGAGGCTGCAAAGGTCTTTAGTTCATCCATCATTGCAATGGCTTTATCACTTGAGCCAAGCATAACCTCAAATTGTGTAGTCAGCATTTCCATATCTGCTGCTGCTGATATGGCTGCTTTACCTATAAGCACGACAGCTGTTGCTGTGGCTGCGCCTGCGATCTTAGCCACTTGGCCCATTCGCTTCTTCATACCCTCAACGCGTGAGTCAAATTGTTTTGCCTGTTCATCATCGACTTCAAAACCAAGCTTTGTAACTAACTCCCGAACTGTCACTATCTTCTCCCCTTATCACTTTTCTTTGGTTTTAATGCAATAGACTGTGCTGTAGTGTAATCATTTTTCATTAGTAAAAATTGAATAGCACTTTGCATAGTGGGCATATCCCACTGATCCACTTCTATAACACTTTGATTGCCCTCAAAAACCAGACGCCAAAAAAGGGCTTCATCTTCCATGTCGGGGGACATATCCCCCACATGGCCAAGCTTTTTATTTAACTGCTCTGACTCCCGGTCTGAGCGGAGGAGGAGAACATTCTCATCATTCCTTCTCCACCCAAACCCAAGGCGAAAGGGGTGAACTTGTTATACCTCATCACCTCGAAAAGCAATTTATATGTATCAATCGGAGGGAGGCAAAGAGTGTCAAGAACTTCTCCTGACATCTGTGCTGGTGCTACTCCTTTCGGTTTCACAATCACAGTTGAGAGGAGTTCTTCAATAAAGTCTGAATATTCCTGTTCACTCATTTTACCTAATCCCTCAGTAATGCCATCTACGATAGCACCAAGATCAATATTGCTCTGTAAGGCATTCATACTCATATCTTTCATATCAATACCTTTAAAAACCGGAAGCAGTAATGTTACCACTTTCCGGTCAAGTCTTAAGGCTTTTCGCCCTTTTAGCGGAGAAAGTTCAAATATATTCTCTCCAATTGTAATTTCTTTTTTGTCCAACATAGCCTTCCTACCTTCCTTTGTTAATGTCGTTCAAGTCTCTTACAGGTTTCCACCTGTAACCTTAGATGCAGGACCAGTGGCAATTGCCCAAGGCCGTGTGCTCAGTGAATCACTAAACTCATCATCCGGATCTTTCTCAATCCAGGACTGCTCTGCATTGAATAGAGTAGTTCCATTCAAGTCTTTAATCTGAAGAGGCTTCACACCACTGTTATCAATTGAATCCTGATTAGAGATTTCTGACAACTCATCATTAGTGATTGAAGTCTGTTTCAGGGTAAAAGTACAGAGGAAGTCATTGGCATTTTTATTGATTCTGTCAACAGTGCCATCTGCTCCCCTATCCTTTTCAAAGCGGTTCCCGTTTCTGGCAATAGTCAAAAAGGTACCACTCGCAAATCCTACTAAAGTCACTCCACCAAAAGTGCAAGTAATTTTGTTAGGATCATACGTTCGTACGGTTGGGTCTAAACTCATTTATTTCCTCCTTATAGTGATACTACACCGCTAATTTGAACTTTCTGAATAGCCCCCTGTAATGTTGCTGAGAAAGTAACATCGGGAAGTATTCGAGCACCCTTATCTCCTGCAGGTACATCAACTGCGAGGGGCACTGTTATTTCAATTGTGTCTCCAACAAGCAATCCTTTTCTGGCTGCTTCCTTAAGCACCCCATTAAGAGTATTTTCAACAATTGCAATTCCCTCATCAGTGAAAGGAATCTTTCTGAGATTAACGAGTTCAGTGAAAACAGCTTCTTGAATTCGAGACTCAAGCCAATCCACTCCTCTCATAATATCGATATATTCTCCGCTGAACACCTTACCATCTCTGGTAATGTTTACACCACCAATTTCAGTATAGATATTTCCGTTTTTACCAAGTACTGCATTTTCTTGCCCACTGGTAATATTATACGAGGCTACACCTGCGAGAGTCTTCATTGCCCAGGTCTGTGAACCTGGATCAAACGGGAGGCACTCACCTGGCCATGCTGACTCAATATAAACCGGTGCTGATGTATCCTGGCTGTTAGGGTGATACATTCCAAAGGTTCTGTCATAAGCAGAGTTTTTCAGGTTGTAGAAAAGGTCATCTTCAGAAGCGGGATCAAGCAATGAATCTTCCCCACTTGCTATTGATAACAATTTCTTTTGTGTCTCATTCCAAGCTGCAGCTGCAGTATAATCATCATCCATTTGGATATTGATTGTGCCATCAGGTTGGGAAGCTCCACCAGTTACAGCTTCTTCTAAAGAAGTTACTCCACCAGGAACTTCAATAATCAACCTTCGAGGCTCTTCCGGGTCAATAGCAGCAGCTGCTCCTGAAATATCACTTTCAATCTGCGATACCAAAGCAGCCATTGTAGTTGCCATGTCAGTAGTAAAAGCAACTGCGGTTACAGCCGTTCCGTTAATAGTAACTACAATTGAGTTATCAGTAACGAAGTCTGCATCCCAGGTAATAGTTCCT